CTATTAGAGCCTACAAGAGCTTACGGCGGTAAAAGCACGCAAGGCACATTAAAAACCTTGTTGCCTGACGAAGACTAAACCCTCCATATACGGATGCCTCGCACCCCGTCTTCAATGACAACTTTGTGTACGGTCTTAAACTTCAGCCTTTTCAGTATAGGCTTTATTGTTTTCCACGCATTGTCTGGGTCAAGGCAGGGTATAAAGAACGAATACCCCACCTTAAACTTCTTCCAGTTAATCTCGTACGTCACTTTCTCCACTTGCATCTTCAACAACCATAGTAGCCATGTCTATAAAATCTGGGTGCGAAGCATCCAGCCACAAGCAACGTACCCCAGGTGACATAATCTTAGAGCCTTTGCCTAGCCGCTTGTTATCCGCTTTTATAAGTATGCCCTTCCTCTTCAAATCGTTCACCGTGTCTTTGTAGCTTACCTGACAATCCACACAGTCAGCGCTGAGAGCTTTTACGGAGATAAATAACATTTGAGTGTCGGGTTCGTGGCGTATGTACAGTGGCCCCCTAGGCTCTAAATAAGGCGGTTTGAATTTCTGAGTTCTCTGGTCTACCTCGTTATCCACCACCAGAATGTTTGCCTGATGTCGGTTAATGAAGTCGCCTATCGTACTGCTAGAATCACTTACAGGTGCTTTAGTATCTTCACGCATCTCAGTCAACGCCTTGCACACTGCCCTGTATATGCGCATTAAGTGCCAACCAGGCAGCAGCCCAAGCCTTGCTGCTATACGACCACCCGCTATATTGGCAGCTACAACCGCAGACCAGTTACGCTCGCGTTGTGTCAAGCTCAGTTCTGTATCTATCTTGCGCTGTATTGTTAGGACTAGCTCTTTTACCTCTTCTAAGTTAGCTATAACGTATTGGATAAATATGGGCCCGGCATGACCAAAGTTGTTGTTTAGCACATGGTCTAGTATCTCTTTGCCCTCTTCTGTGCTGATTATTTTTTGATCAGTATAGCCAATCTTAAACTCCAACAGCCGCATCATTTCGCCGTCTGGGTTGTTCTTTATAGTCTTGAGCTTCTCAGTAAAAGATGCGTTAGAACTGGCCAGAGATATGTCACGCCAAGTAATGTTGTTCTCTCTAAGCTCGTTAGCGTTTTGCTTAGCTTTGTCTTTACCACGACCCTGCGAGTAGGAGTACAACATGGCAGATAAGTCGTGAGCCTTTACGTTAGTGACCTCGTCCATAGTGTTAACTATGTTGTTGAGGATGCCTATCTTTATAACTTTACCCACTGACGTATCGTCAGGAGTACCTAGCAACATCTCAGGGTCACCAAATATGCTATTAGCCATACGCAGGATCGTAGTTTTGCCGGTGCCAGAGTCGGGGTGGATCATGTTAATCACAGCGCCTTTTTGGCCTGTAAACTTAAGTAGGGGCGCACCAAAACCGCTCAGTGCAGCGAAAGCCTGCAACTCAAGCCCCTCCCTACCATAGAGTTCTACGGCCTCTTTCCAGTTTTCTAGGGTGCCTTTAGGCACGAAATAGTTAACCATGCTGCGGGTAGAGCTAGACGGTGGGCTATGGTAAGTACCTGTTACTGCTATCTCTCTATCTCCGACTATAAATTTGCTGTCTTGGTCAGCCCAACCAAACTGTGGTCTCATAAGTTCCGCCTTTTTACTATGCTGTAGCTCTACGATAGATGTAATAAGGTACTCAAGAATCAGCTTCCTCCGGTTTTCACTTGCGACTACGCCGTTATCAGAAAGTGCTTCAGTAAGTGCGCGTCTGTCGGTTATTGCAGAGTTAGGGATGACAAATTCTTGTACCCCGTCCATAGGCATGTGATGCTTTACGACTGCATGAAAGCCTTTATGGTCTTTCATTATTTTTTCTACGTAGATGTCGTTGTGATAAATAAGCTTCGGCGGAAGTTCTTCGCCTTCCTCCTCAAAAGCTACGTATATGCCTCCGTTCCTACCTCTAAAGTATGGCTCCGGAAGTTTAGGTATTTGGTGTACTTCCTGCTCGCCAGAAGAAGACTCGAAAATAACTTCAATCTGTTCTGGTTTTGATCTAGCTACGGTCTTACCCAGTACAATCGGGCTTTTAACCTTGTTCCTGTGGGGGCATTCTTCGCACCCACCTGGGTTGTTTATTTCAAACTCCTCACATGTATGAGGCCCCGCTATGTGTAGTATCTTCCGCTCTACTTCAATCGGGTCGTAATCGGGATGACCAGAAGATATTTTGTGTATGGCGTCTTTACTGTCGGAACAAAACTTAGCCACCGAAAGTGCATCGAACCAACGTGGTTCTGACAAGGTGGCTCTGTCCACGTAGCAGCTGGCTAGTTGCTTGCAGCCATCACCCTTGCCGGATCGTTGCATGATGCGTTTAAAACTGTTGTCTGAGTTAGCAAGAATCGCTTGACCTAGTGCGCTCAATCCACGCCTTGGCTTTTTAGCTTCTACAGCACCTTGCTCAACACCAAACAGCAAACGTATGGAATCAAAGCTGATTGGGGCTGTTTTCTTGAGTACGACAACGTCTTTTGGCGGTATTCCGGTAGCGTCACCCTTGAAATTTTTACTGTGGAGTGGTCTGAGTACTCTAGCAGCCTCAAATACCTTAGTGTCCACGTAAAAACTATTGTTTATACACGCTTGGCGTAAACGCTTGGCAACGGGGTCCCACTCTTCTTTCGGCACGTCTTCTTGCAACGGCCAATAGGCATGGACGCCATTACCAGAATTAATTATCAGGGGTGCAGGTAGGCCAGTATCTTTACAGAACTTCTTGAGCGCAATTAAACCTTCCGCCTGGGTTTCGTAGCCCTGAGGTTGGCCTGTACGCTCGTCAACCAGAGACTTGTTGGGGCCACAATCTATGTCAACCCAAAAAGACCTTAGAGACTCTACGTTGTTCTGTGTTCTACTATCACCATTTTTGTATTTACCAAGACCAAAAAATACACACCAGCGTTCGGATACATACTTCTCTATGGCCTCGTCCAGCTCTGCTCTAGTTTCAAACATAAGCTGCCGGACTTTGGTTTTGTCCTTAACCGCCAGAAAGCCATACCATCCCCCCGCAGGACGAACTAGGCTTATCAGGTCTATGTCATTCATAAAATCACCGTTGCAGTTTAGAGATGTACCTTTCTATTTTTTTAGCAACTGGTGGCTTCGGGTTAGAAACGCCCGCAAACCAGTTATATACAGCCTGACGGCTAACCCCTAGGCGAGCAGCTACACGGACTACAGGTACATCATGCTTGATGCAAATGCGGCCCAGCCTTACGCCTAGGTTTCGACGGTCTGCGGATTTGTTTAGCTCAATTAGCTTAACACTGTAACCGTAGCTCATCAGTCATCATCGCCCCACTCACTTATAATAGAAGCCAAGTCCTCATCTTTTTCGACGGGGGCTTCTTCTTTTTTCTTGGGTCGTTTGACTGGCTCCTCGACCTCTTCGTCCTCAGGTTCCTCAGAACGTTGGACAACGGGAGCAGGCTTAGGTTCTGGTTTAGCCAAAGCTGGTTGTTTAGTAACCCCATCGGTCTGGGCTACGGTTATCCTGGTGTACCGGTCTGCATCAGGTTTACCCTGCGCAGCTAGCACTAACTCGTATTCATCATCGTCGATTTCTCGAACAGGTGAAAAGAGTAACTCCATGGTTTCAGCGTTGTCATCAAAAGCTACCGTGGTGACAACACCATCAGGAGACATGCCGTTAGCTACAATGAACTTAATGTAGGACTCAAACGGATGCACGTTGCGCTCGCCCTTACCAAACAAGGACTTAGCGGGGATTTGGAATTGGTAGACCTCGCCGGAAGTATCGCCTTCTAGCATAATTGCAATGCGGCGTTGAAAACGACATGCGCGGCTATTGCCTTCACCGGAACCTTTTATATTCATTGGGCAATCAGCGCAGTTAGCAGACTGCCTATCACTCGCTTCAGGCTCTGGTTTATCGCCTTTATTAGACCAGCAGTTTGGAAGCGTGGCTTCTTTTTCTGGGTCGAACTTCTCTTTGTAATAGATTCGAGAGACTTCAGGCAGCATAGCTACAATGATGGCGTTGAACTCGCCACGGATCGAATCACCTACTTGCTTACCATTAACAATCTTACGAAAAGCACCGTTCTTAGCGACAATACGTCGGCTAGATATAGTTACGGTTTGCGCTATTTGTTGACCTAGCGCGGTCATACGCCGTCCGCCAGACTTGGCTACGCCGGTTTGTTGAGTAAAGATTTCAACATCGTTGCTCATATGCACTCCTATTTAGAGGTTGGTTTTCTAACTGAAATTACGAACTTGCGGTCTGACTGCAAACCTACAGGCAGCTTGTCTGGATTATCTTCCAGAAATTCTTTCATGTTGCTGTTATGAATGCGTCTTTCTAGTAGATGAAACGCATCGTTTTCCTTGATGAACTGGTGCATTTGCTCCCAGTCAGATGTCCAAAAACTTGAATGGACACGGCGAGATATAGTCCCAAACGGAGTCTTTACGCTGTCTAGATTTTGGTCAGCGCATAACTCTAGCATCTTGTCGGTAATCTTTTCTTGGATGCCCTTGAGCTTTTTTATATCTTCTTCTTTTTCTTTGATGACTTCACGTAACTTAATATAGTCTTTAGCCATCTTATCTGCTGTGTAACTGTCTGACATTTGTCCTCCGCATTTGGGTTAAAGGGAGGATAAGTTTAGTCCTTTACTTGACAATGTCAAACACTTTTTTCAACTTCGCTACGATAAAGGTCAACGATCTTATTGTGGTTTAGGATGTTGTTTTGCAGCATGGTGTACAGCCTGTGCTCAACCTCACTTCCTTGTATGTGGACAATAGTCATGTTGTTTTTCTGTCCGGGGCGGTTGATCCTAGCGTTAGCTTGCAGATAAGTCTCTACGCTAGTAACCGGAGCGTACCAGATCACAGTATCGGCAGCGGTTAAAGTCAGGCCATGAGAAGCAGCTTGCGGCTGTATGATAAGCACCCGTGGATCGTCTGTCTTTTGGAAGTTGTCAAAAATCTCACTGCGCTTATTGAGGGTTACTTTGCCAGAGATTATCTGGCTACTGATTTTGTTCTTGTCCAAAAACTCCTTAAGCAACTCTATCGTGTGCGTGAAGGGTACGAACACTAGCACCTTGTTACTTGCTTCTTCTATGACCTCAAGGACTACTTTTAGCCTATTGCTCACGTCGAACTGAATAACCTCTCCAGTGTCCGAGTAGACCGCACCACCTGATATCTGCAACAGTTTATTTAGATTTGTGGCTGCGTTAACAGACGTAACGTCCTCGCCCGCCGCCTGGATAATCATCTGTTTCTTGAGAAGCTTGTAGTATTTCTCTTGCTGGGATGACAAAGGGGCGTCGCGTTCTACGTTTACAACGTCAGGTAAATCAAGGCACTGATCTTTCTCAAACCGGATCGCAGGTTGCAGGGCGGCATGCACTATTTTGTCTGCGTTAGGCTTCGGCCTCCATGTAAACTGCGTAACCTTGCGCATCACTAAGTCCCTGAACTGCCCAAAGTATTTAGGTATTTTTTGTGGGCTGACTAGCTTTGCTAAGCCGTACGCGTCTAAGGGTGACTGCGCTGCGGGAGTTCCTGTCATCATCCACAGCCACTCAGTCTGGTCACTCAGTTGTTTGAGTATTTTCCAGCGGTTGGTTTGTTGGTTCTTGTATGCAGAAGCTTCGTCCACAACAATCATGTCAAAGCCGCCTTTCATAATCTCGTCTTTCACTACAGCCACACCGTCAAAGTTTATAATCACAAACTCTGAGCCAGCTTCAATTATCTTCTTACGTGTAGCAGAGTTGCCGTAAGCGACTGAGCAACTTCGGTGCATAGCAAACTTAAACAAGTCAGCTTGCCAAGCGGATTTCATAATAGACAGTGGGCATATGACTAGCACCCTATTCACAAGCCCTTGGTTCATCAAATAATCCACGGCCCATATAACAGATGCGGTCTTACCGGTGCCAGCCTCGTTGAAGCAAAAAGCTTTTTTGTGTAGCGTCAGGAAAGATGAAGTTTCTTTTTGGTGCGCAAAAGGCTCTAGCTTACCAGACCATTTATAGTCTCTTGTTATAGGAGAAGGTACATTCCTAGCACCTATATCGGTTAGCTGTTGGGCTTCGTCTAGGTTCCATTTGACGGCGACCTCATACATGCCGTTAGTTTCATTGAGCACCTTAGACTTTAGTATTTTTTCAGTGACAAGGTGGGGCCGCCTAGTTTTTAAGACTAGGGCTTTGTTATCTACTATTATCATGTGTTCTTTTTCTTGCGCTCGCGCTTACTGGTTTCCGATACTAGGTTACCCTTAGAGTCCCGTTTGAAGGATCGGTTCCGTGACTTGCTTTCTATTCTAGTACCGTCAGAGTTCTTACCGCCCTTATCCATAGCTTTCTTGTGGGCTACATCCTTGCCGTCACCTTTCTTAACTCGGCCTTCTTTCTCGGCCTTACGTCGAGCAGCGTTGCGCTTGGCACGTTTTTTCTTCTGCTCTTCAGTGCCTTGATAATTGTCGTACTCTTTT